CCGTCAGGTAGTTTCGTTGGGTTTACTGTCAAAGGAAAGTTATTATTGCCAAAGAGTACGTCAATTATTTGACCATACGCTGCAAGTGTTTTTGTTTTAGTTGTCTTAACAAATACTCTAGATTTTTCTGCTTCAGTAAACTGCACATCAGGACCATACAATCCTCTGTAGTTACGATAGGCTCTTAGCCATCTATCTTCATCATTTTCTCTATAGTTTTCTGCTCTATTGTATTTATCATATACATAATCTACAATACCTGTTGTATTTATATCTTCTGAATTGCTAGAGTCTGCAAGGTCATCTAATGAAATTGCATCATCTTCAATCATAATATCTTCTTCAGCCATGTTTTATCCTTTAATATCCAAATGTAGCATCTGCTACAGGCATACTGCTTGATGGTTTACCTCGTGGGTCATAGTCAAATATACTAAATCTAGGTCTTGACATTATACCATATCTTAAAGCATCATACAAGTGGTCTTCTGCTTTTGTGTCAACATCTTCAGGATTTTTCTTATCTAAAGGTATTGAAGGTAATTGAGAAACTATATTAGTGCATGTGTTAAAAAATACTAATCTAGGTTCTTCTGTAAATTCATCTATCTGTAATCTTCTATGTACTTCGTTTTTACCTGCAACTCTTGAGCCTTTACTTCTATCTGAAGGTCTCCATCGACATCCTCTACTAATCATCTGCTCTGCAAGTGAAGGTCCTGTATCACCTCGTTTGTGCCACAAACTTGAGTCTAGCACACCATATTTAATGTTACCATCTCCTGCTTCAGCTTCTAATATCATATCAGCTAAATCTGTTGCCAATACTTTTGATACGTATAGTTCACGATATACAATAAGCTGTTCAGCAGGCGAAACAGCAAACCAAACAACCCCTGAATAACTGCCGTAACCATAGTCACAAGCACGGAACTTAACCCAATTATTAGGGATACTATATGGGTCAACAACATGTACAGTCCTGTCAAACTCAGTAAATGCTGCACCTTCTTTAATATCCCAATCTCCTTCAAGTAACTGTCTTCTTTGTTGTTCAGGAAGGGAAAGTAGCATTGCTTCATAGTCTCCACCCTCTGAGAGGTATGGATTATCAGATAATCTTGCAGGAATAAATCTCCGTTTGAATAAAGGTTTTCCAGACTTTGGGTGTCCTGCAGGGTACTTGAGGGTTTCTCCTGTTTCAATATCTGTTGCATCAAATGCCTTTCCATATGGAGCAGGGTCAATAAACATTTTCTTTACCCAATGATGTCCTACACCTCCGGGGTTTGTTGTTGCTCTCATAAAGATTGGTAAGTCAGATGCTGTAGAACGTAAACGTGAACGCATATAGTTCCAAGCAAAAGGACTTGACCATTGTGTTAATTCATCAAAGCCTATCCAACTAAATGCTAAACCTTGATAACGCATAACGTCTTCATCTCTATCAAGATAAGACATCCATAATCTAGCACCTGATTGTGCTACCCATTGCATTTTTCTTTCTGACCACTTAATGCCTTTCCAGACTTTCGGATAGAGTTCTTGCGATTTAAATATAAGTTCCCTAAGCTCTTCCGTTGTGTGTCTAAGGAGCAACCCACTAAAGGAGGGATGACCCATGTATCTGAGGGGGTCTGCCAACATCGCAAACGATTTACCACCACCTGCTGAACCACCATATAATACTTCTCTTTCTCCTGCTGCTAAGAAATCTGTTTGAGGACCTTCGTTTGGTTTAAAGGCTACATTTAATTCTTCTTCAGGTACTTGTTCTACTTCATCTGTTGATACAATAGGCTGTTTAGGCTCTTGCACCACTTCTTTCTTCTTCGATTTGTTTCGCTGCTTGTATCGCCTTTTCTGCATATTCTGACCAGATACGGAGAGTTCTAGCTTTGTTCTTACGTTTTTGCTCACGTCTTACTCTTTTCATTAACCCTATATGGGATATGTATCTATCAGTAAAGGTACTCAACCAATTAGCTACTTGTCGATACGAATATTGTTTAAGATGTTGTTTAGCTTTTTCAAGTGCATCTAACTCACGAGGTATAGGTCTAAGTATGTGCTCGTTGTCAGGGTCAACACTATAACCAAATGGAATAGTTCTAGCAATTCTAGGTATTGCAATCCATTCATTTTTATCTTTTATGTCAAGAGGTTGTGGCAATACCCACTCACCTGTTGTTCTTTTAGTCATTTACTTTTTCTTTTTTGCTGCAACTTTATCGTCTGCTCTCATCATTTTTATAACATCTCTAAGTTCTTTATCTGTATATTTACCTGATTCTGTTCCTGTATTATATATATCAAATCCAATAGCTCTTAGCATTTTCATTTCTTCTTTTATAGTCATAGGTTTCATAGACACAGGTTTTCTTTTTGTTCTTTTTCCTACTACTTTTTCTGCTTTTGTGTTTAGAGGTTTGCCAATTATCTTTCTTAATTCTTTTTTACCTCTTGTTATAGGTCCTTTAACATTTGCTCCACTACTACCTATTTTTTTCTTTGGAGTTGATTTAAAATCCTTTATCATCTGTTCTTTTTTACTTAATTTTTTAGCAGGTTTTTTCTTTATTATTTTTTTTGCTGCCTTTCTAGCAAATTTACTTAGTATTCCCATATTATTTACCTCTCTTTTTTTCTTGCTCTATTTCTTTAAATCTTTCAGCATAGCTAATTCTTGTACCTTTTTTAAATTTACTTGGTGTAGTTTTAGGTTTTGGAATTGGAAGGGCAGGTAAATTTTTAGGAACTTTGTACATTTCACCTTTATACTTAATAGTTGATTTACCTTCTTTATTAGCTTTTTTTAATTTATTTGCAAACAATGCATCTTTTTTATACAAAGCTGTTGCAGCACCTGCTGTTAAAATAGTTGCACCTACACCTGTAGCAAAGCCTTTTGCCTGTCCAACTTTATATCTTCTTTGACCCTCTGTAGCTTTTTGACTTCTAGCTTGTCCCGGACTTTGTTTTTTAAAAATGCTTTGAGTATTTTCTTTTTTCTTTACAAATGCTTTATATTCTTTAGCAATTTTTTTTCTTCTTTCTGAAGCTGGTAAATTTGCAATCTTATCTAGTTCTCTTAATCTTTTTGTGTTAGCATTAATTTTTTGTGCATTAGTTTTTGGTTTAATTTTTTTAGTTACTTTTCTAGCTAGTTTACTTATTATGCCCATGTTATTCCTCCTCAGTTTGTTTTACAGGCATAAGCATAACTCCACCTGTAGATTCGACTTGCATCTTTTCAGTCTTAACTAAACCACTTCTATCAAGCAGTTCTTTTGCAGCCGACATCTTATCTCTAATACCTAACTCAGTTGGGTCATCTAATCCATTAACCATAGCAAATGCAGCTTTAGGTGCATTACTAGCCATATACATCTGAGTAGCTTCAAGCACTTCTTCTTTTATAGCTTTAATAATTTCTTGATTACTTGTGTTGGGCGAGTACCCAGCTATAATTTTAGCATCTTTGATACTTCCTTTCGCATCACCAAAAAGTGCATCAAGAAATTTTCTTTGTCTGTCTGATAGTTGTCTAGCCATGTTTTATAAACTTTCTTTCTCTAGGTTTAAAAAACTCTTTTAAGTTTTCTATGTGTTTTTTTCTTTGTTCTTGTTTTTTTAACTCAAGCCTACTGCCTGCATCCGTGATATAAGTCTGTCTGCTCGATTTGTTACTTGCTTGTACCATCTGCTGTCTTTCATTTGATAGCCTGCTTCTAGCCAATTGCCATCTCTAATAGCTTGTATCATTTTTTTAAATTTAGATAATCTAGGTCTGCCCATATTAAACATCATATTAGCTAAAATTAATCTTACCTCTTCAGGAAGTTTATCCCAATCATCAAAAAGTTTTTTACATTCACCTATCGTGATGTGTACGTCTTGTTCAAAGATTTCATTAACTCGTATTTCGTTAACAGGTGTTCCCACTTCCATGCCATGTTCAGTGTCGTTTTCAGTAACGAGATGTCCGATACCAAACGTAGGTAATCCAAGGTGGTCCAAATATATTTCGTATTTGCATCCTTCATCTATCTTTAGTTCCTCTCTTAGTCTGTCGGTAAATGTTTCCATTATTTCTTTCCTCCTAGAGCACTAAAACCAAAATATGCTCCGACTAAGCCACACATAGAAATGTACTGAGTCATAAGGATAGACTCTGCTTCTGCGAGTC